AATAAATATTCTTTCATTATAGGATTGGTAATTTATGCGAATTTTAAATGAAAAATCACTCCCGGGGAATTTTTTGGAAATTCAAAAAAAAAAAAAAAAAAACGGAGCCATGTAGACTCCGCAGTTTTTAATAACGTCCACCGGCTAATACGCGTTTTTGTCCACGTTTAGTTTTGGCATCCATTACATCTTTCTTATATTGATTTTTCAATCCTTTATATTCGGCAGTCATCTTTTGACGAGCAGCTCTTTGGCGTTCTCCATATTCTCTACGATTTTCTCCTTCAGCTTTTCGGATGTTTACTGAAGAATGCATCTTGACTATATTTATCAAAGATTTTATCATCGCCTCGGTCAAATTTCTTTTGAACATTCTTACGATCTTTTTTATACTGCTTACCTGCTTTAACCATATCTTTAACGTAACGATTACGGAATTCAAGAGATCTGGTTGTACCAAAAAATGTTCCTGCTTTAGAACGTCGTTTAGAAGCAGAGATCGCCTGGTCGGCTAAAATTGGATGTCTTAGACCATTAACGGCAGCACGTCCTGCAGCAGCTCCCCAGCGTTTCATACGTTGACCCCACTTCATACCCTTTACTCCGTGGTGCTCGATAACATCCGAAAAGCTGTCTGTGTGAATAAGTTCGTTTTCTGAAATAATAATCATTTCATTCTCCTTTATACTATATTTATTAATTACAAATCCTTATGATCCGTAAGAACTTTATCTTCAATCCATTGATAAGATTGAGGCGAACCAATACGAGAATATCCATTAACTTTTTCGTACACACGAACACGTGTACCTTTCTTGAATAGTTCTTTTTCTTCGGCTCCAGAGAATGGGTGAGCTTCTACCCAATAGTCACCAGAAACTGTCGCTTCGAAATACGGTTGTTGTGAGTTTTGTAATGAAACACCATTAGCAATTTCTCGTTCAAACTGGGTTGTAGCATTTTCGATTTGTTCGGCGTTTGGAACTGTTTCGGTATTGCCTTTATAACGGTAGCAGTAATAATACGGACGACCTACACGCATCCAAAGGTTATCGTGTTCGGCAATCCCAATACCATCATCAGGATAGTTACAGTGGATAATAGTCCCTTCTGTATCTAAGAAAATTCCTGTATGTCCAAATTCGCCTGCAGAATATCCTTTTTGCCCCCATATGAAGATATCTCCGTATTGACAATCAAACTCTTCGTTCTCAGCAATACATTCCCATCCGTTAGCTTCAAGCCAAGCATGTTCGGTTTCTGTAGAACATGCCCAATCCAACTCGCTCATTCCGCCAGACACGCCAGCATAATAAATAGCTGATGAGCAGTCATAACTATCTGGACCATCTCGGTGGTCCATACTATAAGATACATTACCTTTACGAGCTTGCATCCATGCAATCATTTCAGCTGTACTTACTGTCATATTTTACCCTCCTGGATAGTTAATGTGTTTATTGAGTTCGCTTAATACTTTCAAAGTGTTATAGTACTCTACCCTCAAAGACGATAACTCTTTTAAAATAATAAGCATCATAATAAGTAAAACAAGGTTCACAATAATAATTGAAAACCCTGTCAAACAGATAAATAAATCCCTACGCTTCAAGAGACTCTTCCTCAAAATTAATTTGAGCAATATCTTTTACAGCTTGATTGGGCAGGGTAACATCGCCATTATAGCGACACACAATAACATGTTCACCTTCTTCAAATACGTCCTCCTCATGGTGAAGAACAATCTGAGTTTCATTTGAGAAGAAGATTTCTCCATCAGTATTGCCAATAATTCCAATGAACATCCCATCATTTACGATCAAGACATCGCCGAATTTACGTTCGTCAGTCACTTCGCGGAAATTATTAGCTTCCAACCAAGCAACTACGTCCTCAGCAATCTGAAACTCATTTTCTGGTTCAGTGAGTCCACCGTATTTTGCAGCCATTTTGAATGCTTCTTCATCGGTCAGTTTAAGGTTCGCACCTTTGCGCACATCGTACCATGCGATGATCTTCGATACATCTACTGTCATAATGTTCCTTTCTATTGAGGTAATCCTGAAGATAGTGGGTAAGCAGCACCTACACCATTCATTTCAAGACGTCCTCGAGTAACAAAGTCAGCTACAGGCTCGCCATTGTATGTGAATTCTTTGTTGAATTGCACGAATACAAGTTTACCTTCACCTTGAGTTTCAACATGTGTAGGATCTTCGATAACAACAATTTCATTTGCTTGATATGTTTTACCTACTTCTGCTTTTGGAAGCAATCCGGCAAGCTTCTTATACACAATCCCGTACACAATTGATCCTGACATAATTGTATGCATTACCATTGCATCGATAAAGTCGTCGCGACGTTTATCTGCGACGTTGATATTAGAAATAGTGCTGTTGATAATACCGACTTGTTTGGTTGTTTCCTTGAATTCGATTTCAGCAAAGTATTCGGCGTGGAATGCTTTCATACATTTTTCAATGTATTCTTTTTCCTGGGATGGATCAGTGATTCGATGCAATCCAGGAAGATACACTTGAATCATATTGCTAGGAGTATCAGTATACAACTCGAATAGTGTTTTCACAGGTTCGCCTTTTTCATTGTAAATTGGGTAATGAGTTCGTAGTTTAAATTGTGACATAATTATTCTCCTTTATTGTCATTAGGGGTTGGCGTCAATTCATTAATTTTAATTTGTTCTGCTGCTTTGTAAACATCTAGTTCGCTTTGCAATTGAGAAACTTTTTCTTCGAGAGTTTCTTTTTCTACAAGCAACTCAGTGTTTTCAAGATTTTTAGATGCTATCTCTAAAGACAACTTCAAAATAATCTTATTCAGTTTTTCGTTTTCTTCCATATAAAACCTTTCTATATAAAACCATTATTCCAGTCATTTTGTGTTCCGGCTTTGATCAGTGGGGCGTAGTATATTGCGTTTGTATTTGATCCATCATTTACATACAACCAAGCAGAATCACCATATTGGTTTACTTGATTACTAAAAGTCATTAAAAATAGACCACGAACACCGTATATACCAACGTCAGATCGTAAAGGACTAAGCGGGGAGTTCATATAAGTATTGGTCATAACAGGAGCATATGTAGTATCCGAAGTAGTTTTACCCCAAAATCGTGTTGGTCCTGCATATCGTCCATTTGATTGAATTGTGATATTATCTGTTTGACCGCCAAGGTGGTTTATAGATAATCTATCGTTATTCAACGAAAACCTTACACGGTTAGCAATGGTTAATCCATTAGTAAACATAGATTCAAATACACCAGTTCGGGCGACTAGGTTTCTGAATTCAGCCTCAAGACCTGTTATTTTTCTTACATCCACACTAACAATTTTAGCCGACGCAATAGTAGCATCCGCTATGTGTGCATTTTTAATAGATCCATCTCGAATATGAGCTTCACCAATAACCCCATTAGATATACTTGTTTGACCGGTTATCTCGATATTTTTACCAGAGATTCTTACACCGTTTGGATTCGCTGAAATTTGAGTGACAAGGTCTCTCTCATTTTTTAGAATTTTAACAGAATAAGAATTCGCAAGCTGTTGGACCATTGTGGAGGATATACTGCCCGATGGTTGATAAGATGCGATTTTATCGCCCCTCACAAGCATCATTTCTTTGATTTCTAGTAAACCGCTACCATCCATGATGACATGGAATGGATTGACATATTCGCCATCATTAAATGTCATATCTTTACTAATTGTGATAGTCTTTTTGACATCTATCCAACCATTATAAGGGTTATTAACAGGCGAATTAATATTGTAATCTCTTCCTATGAAGAATAAATTCTCTGCTGAAATATTATTTGCATATTTTATTTCAATAAGAGCAGCTGATTCATTTGGTGTATGGTAATATTTATGCATTCTAACTTTACATGTGAATGTCAGAACATCGCCTTGGTTAAGCGACTTAATTGATAGAGGGAACATTAATCGATTCCATCTATTTATCGGTGTCCCCTTATTAACTTTAATAAAGAAAGATCTTTTACCGTATGCTCCTCCTGACGGGCTAAACTCGACGGAATTATTTTGCGGTCCACTATTAGTAGCCCCAACCAAATCCTCAGTACCTAATATAAGGTTATTAGATGCTGACGATCCACTAGTGATCAAAGACTGTATCTCAGTACTAGACATAATCATTTGTGAAACTCTATTAGCTATACCATTTTGAGTTTCGCCCAAAGTCCTTTTAAAGAAATCAACAGACTCCTCTACTTTTTGGAATTTAACAGTTTGAGTCATATCCAAGTCTTGAGGGTTATCTTTAAAGTCATTTATAGAATTACCACGTTCAAGTTGAATTCTTCGGATGTAGAAGTTTACAATCGTATTTGGAGGTGTAGTAATTCGAACACGAATAAATTTATAGTCATGTAAAGGCGTCAATACCGCACCAATACGATGAAATACTCGTTTAGCAGCTCTCATATCCATGAACTGGATATCTGATGGATAGAAATCTTTAACAATCAATTCATCTTTATCCACGCCATTATCAGTCCACCTTCCGACTATTTCAAAACTCATAACGACGCCAGAATTATTAAGTCGATCGCATGCAACATCTGCAGACAATGTTACTGGTTGACCGGCATAGAAATTCTCATTTACGACCTGTTGAGGATATGCGAAATTATTTCCGGGGTTACCAAAATAATGAAATATACCTTTTTTACCGAAATTGGTTAATCCATGAGTACCATTATCATAATTCCAGCCTGGATACTTGATAACCTCCCAGAATCTCATGCTGATGTTTTCATTTGGTTGGATATTATATAGGAAGTCACCATTTCGTATCAGGTTTACCCCAGTAGTATTATCCATCAAATCCTCAGCCGACGGAGACCAATCGCTAACCATATCACTATAATATAATGTACATTTAGATATTGTAAATGGGACATTATTAGACATATCCACTCGGAAACGAATTTGATTAGCTCGGTTCCAAGCGTTGTCAGATAATGTCATATGACCAATTTTGAATACTTTAGTAGTACCGTTTATATCTTTATTTTGTATAGTAGAATATCCTGGAACAATTCCATTAGCACCACCTAGATATTCTGTCTCATTATATAACTCGGGAATTACTGATGCGTTAGTCACGTTAGACTTAAATTGAACTTCGTACTGAATTATTAATCTGGCACCTTGTGGTATTCCTAATTCTTTAGGCGTGGATCCATACATAAATGGATATCCCCAAATAACTGCATAATTATTTGAATTAAGAGTATACTTGTAGGATTCCCGTGGTTTTATCGTACCACTTAAGTAGTTACGACTACCATATTTCTTAGGAATTTCATTTTGTACACTACTGATAGTTTTCTTAACACCAGTTATTTCAGTGGTAATAAGTGTTTGTGCGTCTGTTCGAGCGCGAGTAAGAGTATCTGTGGCAGATTGAGTTATAGCCTGAGTTAATGAGTTTTTGGTTTGTGTTACAGCTGTTGTAACGACATTATTAACTGTGGCATTTAAAGTAGACGTTATACGTTGAGTGATACTCTCGTTATTGATAGTAATTCTACTATCCGTATACTGTTTGCCTTCAATTAACTTACCATCAGAATATCGCTTAACCTCATCTTTAGCAGAAGTTACTGCCAAATCAATTTTACCAGGTAGAAGATTTAATTCTGATTGCTGTTTAGCATATCGTTCATTGGTCTTGGTCAACTCAGAAACTTGCAATTCCAATTTAGACGCAGTTTGATCCAATTTGGTTTTTGTTTGTACCAAATCCGCAACTTGAGCAGTTAATTTACTATCTGTTTGATTGAGTTTTGAATTAGTCTGGTTTAGATTGTTATTCAGTCCACTAATCGTATTTTGTATAGTAGTTAAACTTTGACCACTAGTCCTCTTATACTCTGCAAATGAAGCTTGAAAATCCAACTCATTCGGATGGTAATCAGATACAATAGTAGCTTCTTCAAGTTGAATTCCGGCAATGTAAACATGGATAGCATCATTCACCAAAGAACTAAATGCAACTCTGAATTTTATTGCGGTATTATTGGTTCTAAACTTAACCCAATGTCTGATTAAATCAGTATTTGATGTCCATCCTGAAGAATAATCAGAATCTCTTTCAGTAATATTAATACCTGCAGGGAAACTTAGATCAATCTTCTTAGTTCTTTCATTGGTCTTAGTATAAAACGAGAACACATAATCAGTGTTTGGCTTCAATACAGTCTTCAAATCTTCAGCCGTGTCCCCGTAAATAACTTGGTAGCTATTATACATCGATCGATGATTCAACTCGTAATCATATACTTTAAACGGAGGTGTTTGTGCCATCACAGCGCCCTTATAATATGGTTCGGACATTGTCTGAGTGTTTCTCAGGATGTTTGTAGCACCAACCTTAAGTTTACTGAATTTCTCACTAACCCCATTATCCAAAGCCGTGATTAACTTTTTAGTCTCATTGAGCGTTTGGGCACCAGAAGCAGTAATTTGAGATCTAAGACCACTGATATCATTATTGAGTTGACGTTTGTCATTAGCAAAAGTGTTTGAAAGTTGCTCTATTTTTGATTTGGCAACACCAATCTCTTGGGTTATTGTTCTACCAATCTCAGAAACACTGTCTGTGACGTATTGGTGAGTAGCATTGATATCACCTTGTATAACCTCTATGTCAGTCTCAAACATGTCTAGCGATTCATGAATTTCGGACATGGCGGAGTCAATTTTATCCTCCAGTACCTCCCCAAAGTCATGTGGCATCACCAAATTCCATTGAGTTCCGTCATATCGGTATAAATCGGTTTCCCCCGCGCCAACATCTCTAAACCACAAGTCATTTTCCTTCAAGTTGTCAACAGGTGGTTCATCCGGCCCATAGAAGTTTCTATTTTTTCCGTTTGCACTAGTTAGGATAGTGTTTATAGAACCTTCGAAGTCTCCCATTGCTTCGTTGATAGTTTTCTTTGTAAGATCTTTCCACTCAGCTCTTTGAGAATCTGCTAAAGTACTAGCTGTATTTCCATCAGAACTTGCAACAATCTTAACCGTACGTTCCTTAAGAACATCATATTCAATCTCAACAATCTGAACAGTCACATCAACATCAATTTTAGATAAGTATACGTCTACTGTATCACACAATCGAACCGCTTCAAGAGATCTTAAGATGCTTTTCTCCCAAGATGTTGTGTCCTGAATAGGAATCATGGATACTTCCATCTTGATGTCAGGAATATCGACTGTTGGATTTTCATCAAAATATGTAGAAGCTTCTTCAGTAACCATACGAGAAGTAATAACAATTTTAGTGTCTTCTTTTATTTGTTGTTGACGAGCTAAACGTGCTTGTTTTTCCGCTTCTCGAGCGGCTTTACTTTGTTGTCGTTTCTGTTTACTTTGTTGTCGTTTCTGTTTCTGAGCTTGGAAGTTAGCATCACGTTGAGCTTCTCTTTGTTGCCATTCAGCTTCTCTTTGAGCAGCAGATTTCTTAGACCCTCTGTTAGCATGAGCAGATGCACGTTTTTGCTTATTAGCATAATAATTACGCTCACGTTCTTCTTCACGCTGTTGTTCAAGACGTTCTCTTTGAGACTGTTCTTGAGCTCGTTTTGATGAATCGGAAGATCTGTTATTTTCTCGCTCAGCAGCCAATCGAGTTTTCCTATCAGACTTCATCTTTTGTTTATAATCATTAAACTTATTACTGATGTCGATAGGAACGATACGTTTGATATCATAATCGTCATAATGATCCGACTTTATAATATCTCCGTAGATTGTCTGTTCTTTTTGGTTCTCCCCTTCAGGAGTATACCTAGCATAAGGTAAAATACGAGTGAATTTACCATGCATACTCGTCTTAAGTTGAATATTTTTCATATTCTTTCTAGGACGAATTGTGGTGATGTGTTCTCGACCACGGCCTCTATAAATAAACAATTCTTTATCAGTTCTTTTAACTTCCCCGCCAAAAGTACTCACAAGAGAATCATCAGATCCCATGATAAGATTTAAAGCATTTATAAGCTTATCATTATTAAATGATAATCTAAATCCAAGGTCGGAATTGAATCTAATATTTATAGGGTCAATAGCATTTTGGACAATAGTTGGCCATATCTCATTTAAGGATAGAGTACCAACTGTAAATGGTCGTATAAGAGTAGCTGAAAGATCATCGGATATTTTCGAAACGGCCTTGACTTCAATAGTGTTGTTGTCAACACTTACTTTAGTCTCATATATACGGAATATATGAGTGTCCTCTTCATCATTTGGCTTGGCACGAATATATCTGTTCTTTTCAAGGTCGCTTGCATAATCACCCTGAATTGGATATTTCATTTCTAACTCGAATAAACCATTTCTTTGTTCTTTTACGATACATTCAACGGCATCGTAAAGAATTCCTAGACCATTTGAAACAAAATTTCTTTCATTTTGGTCATATAGAATAGGTCTCATACAAGCACCCTCCAATTAGGATTTATTGAAATAGGTCTGGTAAACGCCGTATTATTAGGTGGAGTTGTTATGGTTAAACGATTAGCCGCGTTGTTTCCTGGCTGAAGTTCGAAAAACTCTTTTCCAATAGTACGATCATTTAAATTACGAATGGTGTTTCCAGATTTTGTGAATGTGGAATATGTTTGAGAATCGATATAAACAGTCTCATTGTTTAGAGATCGTAGTCCGATTCTGGTTGTACCAAAAGTTATGTCGATATCGCCTTTAACCCCACTGAAAAATACTGTTGGTTTAGCGGTATAAAATGTAGGATTATTTAGAGTTTGACTATTAGTAACCTGTAGAACCCGATTAGACGTCAAGTATTTATATGGTTGACATTTAATCTTTACAGTAAAACTAATACATCCATCGTAATAATATTTGTTTTCATACACAATATCTAATGCTATAATATGATACTCGTGACCTTCGTCAAAATATGGGACAAAGGATAACCAATCGCCCTTACCTTGATTAAAGAAGTTGAATATCTTATTGCGTGCATTTGACAATTCATCGAAATTATCACCATGACGACTACCATCATAAAAACACTTTAATTCAAATTCTGTTGGTTCATATCCATCGTCATCATAAACTAATTCGCCCTCAAAAGATAAGGGTGCCAAAAATGCCACCCGTCTTTTAGGTGAGGGGATGTTAGGACGATCTTCAATAAACACATGGATAGATTCTGAATTTACATTATTTAAAATAAAACATCCTGCTTTCATATGTTAAAAATATACCTCCTCGCCTTTTCCTCGACGATTTTGATCGTCCATATCTTTGATTTTCTGTTGAATTTCCTTAGCCAATTCATTTGGATCGACTGGTTTACCATTGTTATCAACTTTAACATTAACACTATATTCTCTAGTAGAATTGTCGTTGTTAATAGTTGTGTTTTGATTAGTTTGTGGTGCTCCTGAGTAATATGGTTTAGGAAGACTGCGTCCCAATTGACCCATATTAACATCGTAACCATCAGGAGTAAACTTATCAATCTTACTTGTGTCGATAACTGGGGTGATCTTAGGAGAATATTCCATGTCATCTACCGCAATATCAAGCATGTCGCCAATGGTATTCGCAGCTGACGAAACAGAGTCATACAGAATCTTGCTATGATCAACAACATTATCTGTGACTTTCTCAAATCCAGATTTAAATGAATTACTCATTTGTTTGATTGTTGACGGCATTTCATTGTCAATACCCATAGCAACCCCTTGAGGGATAAACTTACCGACCTCTTTTGCGAACATCCGTGATGGTGAATGAATATCCGCAGCAGCTCTAGCAGCTTCTCTAGCTTTGGCAATGATTCGGTTAGCAGCAGACTCAATAGACCACATGTTTGAATACATACCGGATGCGATACCAGCGGAAATATAGTAACCTACATTATAACCAGCACTTTGAGCAGATCCACTGTATGAACTTATAGTACTTACAATAGAACTCATTCCAGAAGATACTTGTGATCTAGATGAACTCATACCTGATGCAAATTGACTAGACAAATTAGACATCATACTTGACACAATTGACTGAGTAGTTGAACTCATTGATGTGAACGACGCGTTGATCATGGTCACACTAACCGATACAGTTTGAGATACTCTAGCAAATCCTTGTGCCATGTTTGATGAAACAGAATTTATGCTAGCTTGAATAGATGAGGCGATTGACGTAAACGCTGCAGATGTCTGTGTCGCTACCGATGACATAGAAGCAGAAATAGACGCCACAACACTAACCATTCCAGTTTCAACTGAAGATTGCACCACTAGCATAGATTGAGTAACAGCAGCGCTAACTTGTAGGAATCCTGTAGTAACACTCAATGCTAATAGAATCATACTTTGATCCATAGTAGAAATAATCAAAGTCATACCCATACTTACAGCTGTTTGCATTTGGATCATTCCGTTAGTCGTTGCCAGAGTTAACTGATCAAATCCTGTGGATGAATTAGTTAATGCAGTGAAGAAATCTGTTAGGATAGTTTGGCTATCTAGAATAGACTGATTAAATGTTTCAATAGATGGAATCAAAGTTGTGAAACTAACCATTAGGAAATTGACGCCATTTTGAAGTCCAGTGAATCCAACGCCAAGCTGATCAACAGAGACCTGTAGGAGTTGGAATTGAACTGTAATCAATTGGAATGATGTGATTACAGTGACCATTGTGCTTGACAATGTGGTGATTGGAGTTGTCAAATTGTTAAATGACGTAGATACTGTATCTACTGTTGTCGAAATTGTAGACATTGTGGTAGATAATGTCTCGAATGATGTACTTAGTGTAGGTACACTTCCTGACAATATTCCAACGGTTAGAGATATGGTCATAAATGCTGAAGAAACAGCATTTATAGATCCTGCAGCAGCTCCCAAATTTGTACATGCGGTAGCAAGATTTTCAATATCCGTAGTAAATCCTTGTAGGTTACCAGCATAAGCAGCAGCTCCTAATTTAGCTACTTCAACAGATAATGAGCCAAGACCTGCAGCCGCATTAGCTCCGTATTCACCAACAAGTTTAACACCTTCTCCGAATAATTTGAATCCTTCTCCGAAAGATCTAGCAGCATCACCAACAGCTCGGATAATATCCGCAACTCCTTCAAGAGCGGATTTTATACCCTTACCAATAGACTCAAATACCTGTCCGACGCCTTCGAGAGCAGATTTAACAGCATTACCAAATGACTCGACAACTGTACCAACACCTTCTAGAGCAGATTTAACACCTTCTCCAAACGATACAAATACTTCGCCCAAACCAGATAGAATGCTATTTATAGCCTCTCCAGTAGCTCGGATTGCGTTTGTAAGACCGTCAATAATATTTACGATACCGGTTATAACAGTATCTATTATATCTGCAAGTATCTGGAATACTGATACTATACCATTAACAATAACTTGAATTGTTTGTCCAACTGCTATAATAGCATCAGCAATTGATCTTATAATATCTGCTATCGCATTGACAGTTGCAATAATAGCATCCGCGAGAGATGATACCACAGAAGCAATGCTTTCAAATAATACTTTAAGACCCTCGACTAATGGAGTAAATACAGGCTCAATAGCGCTCGCCAAATCGGATAAGAATTGTGTGATCATCTCTCCGACTGGTGTGAGAATCTCAACAATCTTTTCTAATAGTGGACCTAAAAGACCGCCTATTACTGTCAATAGAATATCGCCGATAACTTTGAATAAGTTTTCGAGAGCTGGAATAAGTCTATCACGAACGCCCATAAGTGCATTGCCTAAACTTTCAACAAATTTAGTTGCTACTTCAACTGCCGTTTGGACTAAAATATCCATATTCTCGACAATACCTTTAGCCAATTCCACTAACATTTGAACTGAAGCGTTAATTAGTTCTGGTGCATTTTCGGTTATGCCTTTAATTATACCAATAACTAATTTAAACCCAGCGTCGATGAAATAAGGAATTAATTCTACGATACCGCCAATTGCTGCTTTTATAGTTTCGACAAAGGCCTTAACTAAAATAGGAGCAGACTCAGCTATAGCTTGAGCAAATACCACAAATCCTTGAACAACCGTGTTAAGAGCTTGTGGAGCTATTGCGGCTAGCTCTTTTATTGCTGTGACAAATGCTAAGAATCCAAGACCTGCTATTAGAACGGATGATGCTGCCATGATAGATGATATACCAAACGTAATGAGTGTTTTGGATAATATCATTAAACCAGGAGCCACAACCTGAGCTAAAGCTCCGGCTGCTAGTAGAACTGTTAAGTTTCCTGCTAAAGCTACCAGAGCAACACCAACTGCTACTATATTTAATGTTGATAACAACATAATAGGAACTGCAAGCAAATTCAATGCTACTGCCATACCCATTAATTGCAACATACCACCAGTTGAACCCACTTTATTGACAATAGCCATAGCGGCGACCATAGCCGCAAGAACACCAATAATAGCTCCTGTAGCAGCAAGAATACCTTGCCATGGTTGTGCGGCTACATTAGATAACGCAGATCCAACCGCATAAAGAACTGGAGCAAATACTGCGATACCACCTAGAGTTGTAACATCGGGGTGGATATGGTCAATTATAGCGGTCATAGCAGTTAGAGCACCAAGAACTAGAACTATTCCTCCGAACCCGACTAGCATTTGTTTCCAATCGAGTTTACCAATGTGCTCCATTGACGTACCGATAGCAAGTAATACTTCGGAAAATGCGGAGAACAATGTCTTAAGTTGTCCAATTTCAACAAAGTTTTTGACAGAACCATTGATTATCTTTGCAGTGTAAGCCATCGCTATGAATACTGCAGAAATACCTGCAGAAGCAGCTAGTAAACTACCCCAAGGTTTATCAGCTAATTTCGTTAAATTGTCTGCAACAGCTGTCATCATTGCGGTTAAAATAACCATTGACAATGCTGCGCGGGCATTAAATTTAATTTTCTTCATTAGGGCAGCCACACCAACCAAAGAAAATAGCATAACTTCAACAGCAGCAATACTTTTAACGATCTGTTCGATTGAAAGTTGTGTAAGAGGTTCTATAGATTTTGTTATGGCATATATAGCCAAACCAAACGCTACAAGAACCATAGCAGAAGACATATTTACTTTTGCCTTCTTCATTAAATGAGAAACGCCAACAATAGATAGTAATAGAGCTTCAACTCCGGCCATACCAAGGAGTAGCATATCCCATTCCATGGTTCCCAAATCAATAACTGATTGAGATAATAACCAAATAGATGCACCAAATGCTATTAATCCAGTCATAGCACTCTTATCTATCTTAACTTTTTTCATAAGTCGACTAGCGATTGCTAAAGATTCCATAAGTGTCACTACAGAAGCTGTAGCGGCTAGTATACTATCCCAGCTTAATGCAGCGATTTTGATTAGTGATGATGTAAGTATACGAATCGATATAGCAAAGACTATCAGATTAGCCAATGCGCTCTTAGTAACGTGTACCTTACTCATCGCTCGAGATGCTATCGCTAATGACGCCATAAGAGTAACCACAGATCCAACGGCCGCTATGAGTTGAGGCCATTCTATCTTGGCCAATGCTTTAACAGACCATACCAACGTTCTTATAGACAAAGCAAATACCATAAGTTCTGCAATAGCACTTTTATTGATATGTACTTTATCCAAACTATTGGTTGCTTTGACCAAACCATATATCAATACTCCAACAGCAGGTAACGCCATTGCCAATTTCTCTGGTTCTAACTTAGCGATTGCTCGTATTGACCATACTAAAAGTCTTACTGCTAAAGCAATACCCATTAATTGCATTATTTTCGCTTCGGATCCTTCTAGCTTATCGATATATTTCAAAGCTCGAACAAGACCATAAATAGCAGCATAAGTTCCAGCAATTGCTTCCATCAACTTATCACTAGGAATCTCTGCCATTTTAACCATAGCACTTGCCAATACTCGGATAGCAAATGCAATACCAATTAATTGCATCGAAGCGCCTTTAGGAATCTCAGTCACACTCATCACACGAATGAGTTTTAGGAGTATTCCGAGAGCAGCTCCAAGACCAAGCATACCTTTAGAAAGGTCTTTCATTTCAATTTTCGATAATCTGTCGATAGATAATGCTAAGATACCTAATGCGGCAGCTATCATTACCAAAGAACCTATTTTGATACTTTGAGTAAATGAGTTGATAGTGCCTTGTAGGGATGTGAATACACCTTTAACTTCATCAACAACGCTTTTACCAGAATCTTTAGCATCACCAAACATGCCTTTGAATTTCTCAAAAAGCATATCAATGATAGTCCCTTTAGAATTCTTAAATTTCAGCCATTTATCAAAAGCGAATAAACCAATAAGCGCTTTAATTATACTTGCAATATCAAATGATACGAAAGCATCTTTAAGTCCATCATATCCAGTTTTAAATCCTTCAACAATAGCAGACCAAGCTTGAGAAATACCATCTCCGATTTTAGATAGAACTGATGATAATTTATCACCCGCTTTACTAAATAGATTAGAAGCTCCAGAAAATATAGCTTCCGCATGTCCAAATGGATTAGCTAAAGATTTTAATTTAGAGAATAGGAAACTGAAAGCTGCACCTATTGTACTAGATACTTTTCCAAGCATACTTCCTATTTGCTCAAATTTATTTGACGATAGAACAAACTTTTCGATAGCTTTAACAAAGGTAAGAATTTTTCCGGTAACATCAGATAATGTTGCAGCAAAAGTTACTAGACCTTTACTATCTCCAAATTTAGAAAACCCACGGAATATATCTTTTATAATAAATACTGCGATACGACCAACAGTAACAATTATATTGAATACGTTTGACAGAGTTTTACCTAGATGATAAAATACCAAATATGCATTCGTGCTAGAACGTATAGACTCCATAAAACGAGCTATAGAATCTGCAGCAGTTCTAATAGGAAACAATATACTTCCAGACGCATTGCCAACGGCTTTAATTCCTTTAAAAACCGTTGATAAAGCAAACCCAAGAGTTACAAAGGTTTGACCCACCATTTTTCCGATACTATTTATAGTATTGAAAAGTAACGTGTTATTTTTCAAACCTGTTGTGAAATTCTCAAGGGCTTTTGTTATATTGTAAAATGTCTTAGCGGATTGTTTGTAATCGCCAATAACTGAACGGAATCCTTCACGGAATTGGGTCATGGCCTTGAATACAATTTCAAAACTGTTTTTAATAGAATTGAAAAATGATTCTTGACCGCCCATATCCTTCCATGTTTTAAGCATGGCGTTTCGGTAGTTACCAAGACTTCGTTCCATACCGAGGACTTCATCCCAGTATTTACCTTGGTCATCGCTAATAAACGGATTGACAATATCGCCAATGCTTGTCCACATTTCTTTGGCTTCTTCAAATCCACCTAGGAAATATTCCCATGTAGTAGCCCATCCCGAACCGATTGCTTCTTGAACAGTGTCAACCAACTGACCAAAGGATTTAACTTTAGTTGCAGCATCAAGCATTGACTCATCTTCGGAGAACTCTCGCAAAGTTTCCAGCAAGACTTCGGATGTTAACCAGCCATCTTGTAGAGACTCGCGAAACGACTTAGTCATGTTCCGAGCTTTACCGAGTTTCTCGGCGGTTTGAGTCAATCTATCTTGGAATAGTTTACCACCCATACCAGCGTTAACTACTGAGTTCCAGTCTTGTAGACCAACCTTACCAGCAGCCAAAGCTTGAGACAATTGATACATTGCTGTTGATGCTTGTTGAGTGTTTGACCCAGAAGCCGCAGCCAAGTTAGAGATACCTTTAATAGCTGTAGCAGATTTGTCCAAACTTACACCAGCAGCTGTAAACGTACCAATGTTTCGTGTCATGTCTGCAAACGAGTAAATGGTCTTATCTGCATAGTCATTTAAAGTTTCCAATGCCCCAGAAACTTTACGCATACGAGTTGAAGAATCTGGAATTTCCCATTCCGTATTGGTCATAATTGTTTGGATCGATCCGAGTTTATTCTTATACTCTTCCAAACCATCGCCATATCCTCTAAAGAATTGTCCAGTAAATGACATGGCTTTTTGCATCATTCCACCTAGGACGTTACCCAACGCAATATCCATAACAGATAATGAATTCTGTACAGAAGATGCCGCATTAGCGAATGCGTTTGATAGAGGACTTGCATCAAATCCACCAATCTTTGAGTTTAACCCATCAATCGACTTAATCGAATTGGGGAAGCCTTCGTGGTTATCTGCCTTTTGGAAAATACCCTTCAGACGGGATAGAATTGATGACGTGTTAGCAGTTTTGCTAGCTATGTCTGTGTTCATTCTATCAATAGACCGTCCACCTCCGGACATATCAATGTCTTGAGTGCTTCGTGAGAAAATTCCTCTAAGGCGAGATAGTAATCCCTCAGATTTTTGTGTCGATTTTGAAATTGTATCATTCATTGTCGACATATCTGAGGCTATGTTTTTCGTAGCGTCCTTACCATTGACTTTAGCGAAAGCTTCCTTCAATCGATTGATTGCGGCTATCGCTTCGTCGGCGTTCTTAGAGAACCCTTTATTGTCTAAGGTGACTTTAGCTACTTTTTCGTCTACATATCCTGCCATAGTTTACCTTTCTTATTTCTTCATAAGTTTCTTAACTCTTTCTAAAGCTTCCATATCAATTTTGTCAATTGCTTTAGAATTTTTATTAACTTGGGATTGCGCTTTTGCGAAATTTTCAGCAATCTTACCTAGTTTACCTTTAGTGGTTCCGATAGACTCCATTTTACGTCGACCTAGAATTCCAGGTTTCTTTTGAGCAATAGAGAGAATATTATCGGCGTAATCGCTGGCGGCTTTTTGTTTTGCAGCTTTCTTGGCCGCATCTCTAAGTAGTGCTTCGTCCATTCGTCTAGTAAATCGTTCGGTATCTTTTCTATGAACTTCTTTTACCTTATCAGCAAGATGTTTTCCTGCAGATTTAAGTTTGCCGAATTTATCTTTTTTGACTACGGAATTAGAATCTCGTATGTTATTCATTTTCTTTAGGCCACGAGCAATCTCTTTAGCCCTATGTTGGTCGATTATATAGTTTGCACCTTTATAACCCATATAAGCGCCTAAAGCAACACCCCCGACTAAAGCAGCACGTTTTAAATACTTTTCAGTTTTTAGACGTTTTTCTGCTTTTGAAGCGGCAGTATGAGGATCGTAACCTTTGTTCATATATCTATCGATTAGATGTTCCCTACGGTTTCGATGACCCCATTTCATTCCTTTTATTCCAAAGTGTTGTATCACGTCTTTGGAAGATTGAATTGAAATATAATCCATGAACTATCCTTTCTATTTAAAATAATCTTCTAGTATCTTGTCGATTGTTTTCTTATAAACAGAATTAATTGCAGAGTCAATATATGGTCTTGGTGGAACATACCCTCCTGTTCCAGTTCCGTGGCCATAATGGATTAACATAGCAACATTAACCCCATTATTTAAATTCGTATTATAAATTTCTAAATCCTGACCTCTCGATGTAGGGGTAACACGATACCCCCATGAGTTTGCGGTTTCTCCAGAATTCTTATGAGTAGCGTCTTGTAAAGCTTTAACAATAGCTTTCCCCAAAACATCCATATTTGTAGTTCTAGGTCTTGTTAAAAACTTTTCTAAATGTCCAAAATCTCCAGAAACTGATATGCTCATTGATTATACCTTCTTCTCTTGTTGTTTCTTCATCCATTCTTCTTGCTTTCTTCTGTTTTCAAGAACTACTCGACGATGTTCTTCCATAGCTTCTGCTTTTGACATTTTTTTCGGAGGTTCTTGAAGCGAGCCAACACAATTCAGAAGCATTATCAATTTGTTTAAATTTCTATCCTCCCAAGAGAAAGGGATATGATTTAAAGCCATGTATCCATAAATTATTTCAGACGTGAAAATTTTTTTTCTAGAATATCCAGTCCCAGAATTTCTACTTTTTGGAAGTACCGTTGCGGATGGAGTATGTTTCAGATACCTTAAAATTTCTTCCATATTTTCTTGAGATAACATTCCTATGTCCAAATCTTCATCGCAGATGATTTGTATAAAATCCAATAATTCTTCTTTTTTTATATTATCATCATTATCTATGAATCTTTTTTCGTATTTACTTTCCCATTTGTCCAAATTTTTAAGGGTGTATCTAAAAGTCACCTCTTTACCCGGATTGGAAATAAATTCTTCTTTGACCTCATCCCAATATTCAGCATCATCCAAACGAATAGTTAAGAATTCTTGTCCCATTTCACACCTCAAAAAATTTAAAAATAAGGAGGATATGTAGAATACATACCCTCACCTATTTTACTGAACAGCGTTCGCAGCTTTATTAATGCCACGAATATGCGCGGTGATACCAACGATAAATGATTCAAGGACCTTACGAGTTTCGTCATGGAAATCTTCAATCAATGCTTCATAAGCAAGAGATTGTTTGAATTCTTCTCGAATAGTTTCATTCTTAATAAAGCGTTTACCGTCTTCAGAGCGTAGACCATAAGCGCTTAGAACGATATCGTTAAGGATTTCATAAACCTTTTCGATATCCTTATCTTCGACGAGTTTATCGATATAAGCAGCCATATCTTCTTTACCATATCGAGATTGTAAAGCAATTAGCTCCATACGGTTGAGATTGAAATATAGCGTTTCTACCTGAGTAGCTCCATCGAAATCTTCGTATTGTACTTTTTGTTTAAGCATTAGTGAATACCTCCTTATTAATTATGACAACAATTCTTTAACTTTGTCAGGAAGCGGCAAGTAAGCTTGTTCAGTTTCTGTACCATACAAAGCATCTTCCAATTTCTTGAGTTTAGTTGGGTCAACTTCTGTTGAAATAATTGTAAGAACAGATACTGGTTTTTGTCCTGCCATTTTAGCTGGAGTTGATTTAACTGACCAGCTTGGATTTTGTGGTTCTGGCGATTCATTTACAGTACTGTAAGCGCGTTCTGATGGAGCAGCTTTACAACCGTACCATAAGTGAAGTTTGTAACCAAAGTTTTCGCCCTTAACGTCGTTACCGAGAATTGATTTGAATGCGAATCCAAATGGTTTGCGAGCTTGTCCATGGGCGCGAAGACCTTTAACTGGTTCTGCCATACCGTCACATTTGTCAAATTCTTTTGGTGAACTGAATGCTTCGATTGTTCCTTCAAATTTCTCAGGTCCAGTGATTGAGAAGTACAGCATGTTGTCTGCGTAGTGTTCACTAGCTTCCGCACCAGTAGGCGATTCGTTAGCTGCAGTAATACCGTTCCAAGCAATACCTTTAGGATAGTTACCTGTTTCATCTTGAGGATAGAGAACAGCTTCGGCCACACCAGTTTCATAAAAACGTTTTCCGATTTCGTCAAATACGAGTTTTGCCATTAGGCTTTACCTCCAGTTGTAATTTCTAAGATAGTATGGTTCATGTTTTCAACAATGAACTCATGTTGATATCGACAATGGGGATTGTCCAATAAAACATCGATTATCGGAGAATCCACACGTTTATCAATAATTGTGATTTGATAAGTTTCATGAGAATAATATCTTACATTATCAGCATGTCGCTTATGGATACCATGTCGTCTATAGAGAATACATGGGTATGTTAATTTGCTACTTGCATTTGGATTGTAGATGATTTTATAAGATTCTCCAAGACCATCAACTGCCTTCTGTAGCAAGTCCTGGATATGCATTCGCTTGCTCATTATATAATCCTCCTAAATCCAAAATAATCCGTGGAGATTTGATAGCATAACGCTCAACCTTCCACTTCTGACCCATGAAAGTAACATATAACAAATTTGTGATGTGAGTCATTAAGAATGGATGGGCAACGATTGAAAGACGATTGGTGATTTGAACATTGTCTATTGTGGATTTGCTGTTATTTTGATTACGAAACGTAGTGTCGTTAATCAAGTCGCCTTTGATAGGTTTAACAACAAGTTTTGGTTCATAGACACCAGGTTCTACTTCAACATCCTCCAATCGAAAACCTGCATTACCCGAATACTTCATTCTTAGCCTCCAGGAACTCCTGCACGAGCAGCTTGAGATCCAGCAGCTTGTGATTGAACATCAGCTTGGTGTGCACGAGGAGCAATAGATGCATCTGGAGTAAAGTAGACAGCAGCTTTAGCACGAACAAGGGCACCAGACAAGCGAGTTTCGATAAGGTATTTATGTTTGTTGAAGTCGATGTCAAAGTCTTCGAAGCTGTTAACTTCTCCACCTTTGTTAGTACCGATTTGGTAGTCAGCAAGGTTAACCATGATCATTTCTTGTTCTTTGATAAAGTTACTTTCAACGATATCAGCAACACCCATCAATGATGCTAGATATTCTTTTGTAGCAGGTTGTTGACCACCGAATACCCAGTTACCGTTCTTGTTACGCAAGAAGCGAAGTTTAGTAAGGAACAATGGGTTCACATACAATGTAGGTGTTCCAGAACCAAGCATTTTTGTCTTTTGTTCAGCAACGATTTCGAATACATCCAACATAGCGTTTGGATTATATTTCGCTTTGATTGTATAGAAGTCTTCGTCTTTAGAGATAGGACGAATCTTGTCTTCTTTGATTTTGTCGTCGGAACCAGTTTCGCGTCCGTCAGAAACCATGATTGCTTGCGCAATTTCATCGTTGAGTTTGATACGCATTTCTTGACGGAAGAAAGCTGCTACATCCAATTGTTGACTGATGTCGATAAGGTCATCACGGTCAATTGATTGTTTTTTATAGATTGTTTGCGGGTCGGTTTTACGAGAAAGGAATCCAATGATTTGTTCTTTCTTTTCTTTACCCTTGATATAACCTTTGGCACGAAGTTGTTCATCAGAAAGGTTTGTAAGGTCAGTCATAAGAGACTTGACAAACGCAGTTGGTACTTTTGTAACTTTGCTAAGGATATGTTCGGTAGCAGTGTTTGGTGAGTAAAGTACTTGAATGCCGCCTTGCAAAGCATGATCTGGGAACAACAAATCAAGGTTATTCATTGAGTGCTGCAAAGTATCACCGTCTTGAATTTCAGACAATACTTGACTAACTCGACGGCCAGATTTTTTAGCGTCTTCGAAAGCACTCTCAAGTGAGTGACGGATTTCATCAGTGTTGTTAGCAACGTTTTGGAATGCGTTGTAGTGCATTGTGTTTCCTCCTAGTGCAGATTGTTGAATTTCTTCTTCATCATCGTCTCCTTCGGCAAGATCTTGAAGAATTTCACGTACTTCAGTATCGACAGCGGCATCGAATTTTTCAGCCACTTCATTTTCGAAGTTTTCCAAAGCGGAATCGGTAGACGCTTCAACTAGAATTGCTACAGCTTCTTGTTGGTCTGGATTTAGTGTTGCCAATACTCCATCAACGATATCAGTAGCTTCTCCTTCGTCAGCGTGTTGAATACGGTCAAACAAACTAATACGTTCTTGACCTACCAATACATCGTCCGCTGAGTGAATGATTTGATCACTTTCCATGATAATAGTTTCTCCTTCTTCGGGATTTTGTGAGTGTTGTAGAACTTCGGTAATAACCGCTCCCGGATTTGCTCCGGCTACAACAAGAGATACTTCATAGATATTTCCATGAATAACGTCGTTACTTGGGGTTCGTTTGATACGATTTGCCCCAATAGACATGTGCCAGATGTCTCCATGGTTAACAAGTTCTTTTGCTTGTTGTGCCATTTCGGTTTTATTAAAGAACCCCTGTCCATAGACACCATCATTAGCATTATGCAACAATACGTGACCGATAATATTCTCCGGTGTACTATGGTCATGAGACCATACCAGAGGAACTTTCTGTCCATCGTTTGCTGCAAAAGCGCCATGTCTGATAATAACACCGTCTGTACAACGGGTATCATTGCGGGTTACGTAACCCGCAAAGTCATACTTGGGATGTTTACTCACTCTATGATTTTCCTCCATTATTATTTGCCGCCATTTTGAAGATTCTCTTCACTATACTCAGGAGGGTAATCAGAGTAAGCTGCCTCTTCAGGGGACCCGACAGACCCAGGTAGAGAAACGTCTTGTCTTGCATCGGAAATATTCGGATTAAATAATTGGTCAGCCATAGGGTCTTCGATCGGACCATAACCAATAATAGCACGAAATTCGTTTGATGTAAGAATTCGGTTTCGCAATAATGAATCACCAATTGTTGCCAATTGACCTGTAGGTACAAGTTTGAAAGGATTACTATACGTATCGATTCTATGCCCTTGTGTATATCCAGTTTTTGTGATGAATTTCCGTTGGAATTCTTCTTTAATTCTGGTAACAATAGGTTCGATAGTTCTAGTATAGTAATTTTGCATTTGATCGGCATTAGCTGTACCATCTAAGATAGCTTTGGTTAAGCCGAGTTGACTAAGCAATTCTTCAGTTAAATATTTAACCTCATCCATAAGATTAGAATTGATTTGTCGGTTTAGTTGAGTGATTTTCTCATCAGCACCGATATATGCAATACCCATTTTAGAGTCTTTCAATTGTCCTTCAATATCTTCGATACGAGCATCCGCTTCTTTTCGTTTGATATCATTTCTAACTGGATTAGGAAGTTGTAAGATGATGTTCCATTTGTTTGAAATCAATTCCAAATCCTGCTTGTCCAGAATAGATAGTTTTTGAATCAACCGAGTCATAGTCGGATTTTCGTTACCTAAAATATTGGCCAAAGGGTTCTCAATAATCGCACACATTTTCTTTGGAACAATTATTTCAGAGAATTGACCTTTAGCTTCATTATAAATCTTCACCCGGATTTTAGTTGGAAACCATTCCAGTATTTTTCCGACACGCATGGCTTTTATGTCATAAGAGTCGGACATCGCAGGATTAAGGGTAGCCTCTAGAGGAACAGCAGCTACCACTCCTTCATCAAATAACGAGTATACCAGATCGTGGAAGAAATCCGTACTGGATTGATCCATATTCATTTCCACTTCGAATAATCGTTGAAGTGGAGAATTCCTTAGAACAACTTGATTCTCTCTTTCCATATCAATCTTTACATGTTGAAATTTAACCATAGAAGCATCGATAGCAATACGGTTAAAAATCATAGATGATATAGCAGATCTAGAGAAAACCCGGGTTGGTATTGAATTGTTTGGATTCAATGCCCTAGGTTCATTAGGAATCTGGAATACTGTTTCGGTTTCCACAAAAGATGAGGAATTAGTATTAAACATAGACCAAGCATGCTTTAGTCCATCGGTAAAAGTGCCCATAACTAAATATGCCTTTCTATCCAAATAAGTCTTGGTTACGTTTATACGCAACCCAAGAATCGATTAACGCAGCAACGTTATCGATTTTTTCGTCAGAACGACGTTTGGATAACTTGTAGTTACCATTGTTGTCCTGAATAGCAATAGTATTACCCATTGCAAATTTCATCAATTCTTCGTCGAATATTAGCATACGTTCCATAGCCAAATTCTTTAATTCTCCCATCGGTACAGACTCTGTTTTAGCGCCCTGAATAACTTTTTCAACACCGTATTCTCCGTTGTCTCGAATCCATCTTTCTACAAATTCTCGAGCATTATACGGGTCGTATCCAAATGCATATACAGTATATTTGTGTTGATATACGAAGTTGTATAAATCATCATACACCTGCTCCATATCAAGAATAACTCCCGGCATAACATTAAGTGTACCCTCAGAAATCAATTCGTCATACTTATTGCGCATAGCAGAAGTTAGTTTTCTTAATTTAGATTCACAAACATATGATCTAGTCTTAACACCAAATCGTCCATGACCAAGAGGAAATAGAAATGTAAATGCACAGAAGTCATCCCCTTGAGAAAGGTCAGCACCCAATGTACATTCTAATCCATCAAAGTTTTGTGGTCTATGTGGAATTGTCTCTTCATATAAGAAGAAGAAAGTGTAACCCTCAACTGGTATTCCGAAACGTTTAGCCAGAGTATCAGAACGAGTTGCCGGCTGACTTTCAGCACGTTCAACTTCATCTCTGTAAGTTTCATATGTTACAGTTGCCCCAAGATTTGGATTTGCTTTCATCCATAAATCTGGGTTCGCAACTTCTCTAACATCATCGAGTCGATAATACCAAATAGATACGTGAGGGTTAAAATATCGACCTTCTAAGATATCCATAAGCTCCATCTTGATAGTATCCCCGACACCATCACGAGCAGTCCCTTCGGAAGATGTAGCGATTATGAGATAATTGTCGTTTTTACTTGCGCCTTGCTGGATAGCACCGATGACGTCTTCTTTAACTTCACCAGATAGCCATTCATCAACCGATGCGTACTTACAACGAAGCCCTTGAAGCTTGTCTCTTGACATTGGACGAATCTCCAATAGACTGTTCGTTGCAAAATTCTCAACACCCTTTTTAGTAGATGCCAATAATTGCTTTTTGGTTAGATTTCCGGTCATTTTAGAGCCTTTAGTCATATAACCAATTAGCGGACCTTTTGCTCTACTCAACGCAGTCCTAAATGGACCCATAATTTCCTCAGCCTGCTTCATAGTAGGTGCGGTAACTACTTGGTGAGTTGTAGCAGTGTCGATTAAAAGCATATACGCTTGCATGAATGTTGAGTAAAGTGATTTTGCAGCACCACGTCCGACAATAAGATACTGTCTGTTCGTGAGACGCTTGAATTTCTTTCGGATTTCCCATTTACCAAGTTTTGGATTATAGACATTATCCTCAGAAATGTAAAACCACGCTAGGGCACATTCGGCCCATAATCTAAAGGATGGTAAGAGAGTTACATCCCCACCATCGGTAAGGGTCATTTCGTTTTCACAAAATCTAATAAACCCTTGAATCGCTTTGTCGTCATAGTAATAATCCGGAGACTCTATTAAGAAGTCGATTCGGTTCATTTCCAGAGAGACCGTGCGATTAACCGGAATTTCACCTCTCAGAACTGCTTCTTTGAACTTCATATATTCTTCCGGATAAGCTTTATTAGATAATACCATAAAATGTCCCTAACTAAAAGCCCCAAATACCTCGAACTGTATTAATAGCTCCTTGATTTTCGTCTTTCAATTTTCGGAGCTGATCTAAAGTAACATTAGTTATAGGAGAATACTTATTCGTTTTGTTCTTCATAAGATCTCCAACAATAGTCTTGACACCGGTATCAATAACTGAATTAGTCACTGATCGTCCAATGTCTTTAGCAAACTTACCATGTTCTTTCTTAGGTTTACGGGTATCGGCAATTTGGTTTGCACGCCGTACTTGTTCGGCGAAATCATTCTCCAAACGGAGTCGTCTTGTCGCGGATTGAAGATCGTGTTCGGTCATAGAATGACGCTTGTGATACTTCATGTTCCAAGCTTTACGAGCGGCTTTACTTTCTTTTCGAGCCATTCTCGCTTTAGAATGCGGCAATTTTGATAGACTTCGTCTAAAACCCCATTTCATTCCTTT